GAGAATAGGCAGGCTAGTAGGTAAAGATCACGCTACCGTTCTATATGGATGCAGACAATTTGATAGCCTTATAGCAACAGATCGAGAATTTAGAACTAATTATGAGGCTGTAGTTACTTTAATGGACAGCGTAGAACTGCAAAGCAAAATAGATTCTACTGAATTCTTAAGTGATTATGTAACTATGAAAGGAAAATATGAAGATCTAAAAACTAACCACGATAAAATATTAAAAGAATTTGTAAAAGGAAGTGACGCTGTAATGATCGCAATGTTCTACACCATAAGTAATTCTGTTATCAAAGCAATAATAGAAGATCAAGGATGTTCTAAACATTTAAACCAAACTTTACAGCAGGTACTTGCAACAAAAGAAATATATAATTAAATTTAAACATAATGCAAACTACAAATATCAAACTGAAAACTAAACGCAATCGTACACATAGTGTATTGAAGGCTAAAGCACACAAACTTTTACAGATACCTTGTGTGCCCACTACAGAAGTGTGTGAATATATCTATGGCTCTAAAACCAAAAAGAGCACGCTTAATCAAAAGAAAACAGGTCAATCTCCACTATTATTTGAGGAGTCATGTCGTATAATTGAATACTATGGCAGGCTATCTGAAAACATAGATGAGATTATAAACAGTTAAACGATGGTTCAAGTCCCCTAGGGACTGCAACCTAATGCCTCATACGTTCGGTATGGGGCGAATTCGAAAACTGAAAAAACAGCCTGATTTGTTCAACATTAAATCACACTTCGATGAAGAAGAATACATTTTTATATTTACTTACAGACATAATAGATCTCCTGGAAAAAGGTGAGATACTTAATTACGGTAAAAGGTTTTCACCTTTAACTATAAGAGCATATAAACAATTGCTTAGTGGCATGAAGCGTTATAACTATAACTTTAATATAGAGGAGTTAGATTGTAATAACGTAAGCAGCAGAAAGGATAGGCTTAAGGTCACCCGAAAATTACAGAGCCATGTTAACGGTTATTTAAATTTAATGCTCGATGACTGTAAACACCCTAACACCAGGAAAACACATCTTAAAAACATAAGAGCAACGCTAATGAAAGCAGAGTCTTATTATGGTTATTTGTTTCCTAAACTACAGTCAATGAGAGAGTTACAAACAGAAGTTATTGCTCTTACACCTGATCAAGTAGATATGATCCACAATAACCACCCAGGAGAGGAACTAGAAAACATATGGTATTACACAAGACTGATGCTTTACTCTTGCATGAGGATCTCAGATCTTACAAACTTTCAGGCCACAAGTGATGGCAATGTTGTTACGATCATTACTAAAAAAGGAATGGGATCGTTGTCTACTTTTTATTTGCCTGATGATGTGAATAGTTATATCGCAAAGAATGGTACGTTTTCCTGGACACTAAAAACATTTAGGAGAGGGCTAGAAGAACTTCTTAAATTTTATCCTGAGTTTATGCAATCTAAAACTGTATACACTTTTGATCATGAAGGGAACCCTATTGCTTCTCAACAATTTTTATATGAATTAATCAAGCCACATAAATTAAGAAGCAGCGGGATTACATATCACTTGTCTAAGGGTTTAAGTGAAATTGAGGTTAGAAGAATATCAGGTCATGCAAATGGATCGGAAGCATTCTACAGATATGTTAGGCACAGCGACACAGAGTCTTTGAAGAAACAAGAAATTAACCACAAGTTGTTAATAAAATCATAAATATATTTGACGAACGATGGTGCAAATATAAAAAAATGTCTTACCTTCGAGGTAAACAACCACGACATGAAAAATTCACTAATTAAATGGTCAGATTTGACTACGAAAATAGCGAGATCATTCATGATCGAAAAAGGTTTTCTCTTAGAGAGTTCAAACTTTTCATGCTCACACATCACGAAGACATCTGTATGGAGCGAAGAATTAAGGATTGGATATTTGATTGGGAATCAATCTTGTTTCATGCAAGAAAATATTATATAGTAAACTTTTATTTAATAAACATAATCAAAAATAACAATGGGAAAACTGAAAAGAAAACTAAAGAAAACAACAATCGGTAGAGGCATAGAGATAGTGCCATGGGTCGAAAGACTTAATTACTTCAACGACTACTTCAGGGTTGAAGGTTATTCATTAAACACAGAGATTATAGACATGAACGATAGTATTATCGTCATGAAGGGTATTGTTTTAGATCCCGATAGAAATCCTGTCGCTGATGGAGTCGCTCACAAAAGAACTACAGAGCCTTTTTCATTTCAAAAATGTCAATCAGGAGCACTTAACAGAGCCTTATTTATTTTAGGTATTGTGGATAGTGCTGAAGATTCAATTATGGATGAAGATGATGCCAAAGAATTACAACAAGTAAAAGCCCAGGAACAGGCTAGTGTTTATGAAAACATGAAGGCTCACATTCCTGTAGATTATTCTGTTGTTGAGGCAAGACTTTCCGCAAATAAAAATTTACTTACAAGCGATCAGATGAAAGAATTAAAATCTTTGATCAACGCTGAGAAATCAAAAGTGGCTATAAAGCAAGCCAAGAAAAAGTAACATCTTAGGGAGGGTCTAACCAACAACAAACGTAAAAGCACGACTGCTCTTTACTGCCCTCCCTTTTTTTAAATCTAAGAAATGGATAGAGGAGAAACGATAGAAAAAAAATCAAATAGAATCACATTTAGACTTACTCCGAGCGAGGTACAAAGTTTAAATAATGTGTCATCTAAGACTGACTTAAACGTGTCAGAATTAATCAGAACTGCATTAAAACAAACCTATAAGATATGAGCAAAATTCAAAGAATACCAACAGCAAAACTAACCTATGAAGAATGGGTAGAACTAAGAAAAAGTCTAGTATACAAAGGAATGGTCGGAGGATCAGACGCATCTACATTACTTGGATTAAATCCCTGGACATCTAAAATAACAAGATGGAATCAATCTGTAGGTACTGCAAACATTAAGAACATAGATAATGAGATTATGTTTCATGGTCGCTTGTTGGAAGATTATGTTGCTGACCTATGGCAATATTGGACAGGAGATCCAATTGAAATGATAAACAATTATCAATCAAAAACTAAATTAAGAAAATCAATTAGAAGAAATTCCATCTTCATAAATCCAAAGTATCCTTTCTTGTTTGCAAATATTGACAGACAAATTACAAGCCATGATGAACAACATGGGAAAGGTGTATTAGAAATAAAAACAATATCAGGCTATAATGCTGATAAGTGGTCAGGAGGAATACCTCCATATTATATTGCACAGATCCAATTGTACATGCTAGTTTTAGGATATGACTACGGACAGTTTGCTTTCTTAAAAGATGGAAGGCACATGGATGTATTTACAGTAGAGGCAAATCCAAATATTCAAGAAACAATACTTGAAGAGGCTGAGAGATTTTACCTCAGCGTCCAGGAAGCAAGAAACATTATTGATATCAAAGGAGAAACTATCAATATGAATGAAAGATATAGATTGGTTTCTCACCTAGAGCCTGACGTAGAGGATGAATACAAGGTTGATCTTGATCAGTTTTTATCTGAAAAACATAAGGCAATGGTTGACAGAGTAAGGATAGACTCTGATGATGAGTTACTAGGCCTCACTAGAGAATATGTTGAGAATAGAGATAAAGAAAAGGTTGCTAAATCAAGTAAGCAACTAGCAATGCAGCAAATAAAACAAATTCTTATACACAGAGGTGCACAAGAGGTAGACTTTGGTGAAAGTGGTAAGATCGTATGGGGAAAGACCTTCAACGTAAGATTTAAAGAAACTGAAAAAGTAAATTTTTAATATGAAATTAAACGATATAAAAAAAGGTATACTGAACAACCTGGCAGTTAAGAACCGTCACACACTAGAAGTAGATTCAGTAATAGAAGGCAATTCATATTTTGGAGTTTGCATTTTTGTAGGCATATCTAGAATGTTTAATTTTTCTGCACAGGAAATCTCAGATTTTTTATCTGAAGATCTTCATCATGTAAAGTTTATGGAAGACAAATTTCTTACTATACTAGATGATTACTTTAATTCTAAAGAACCAAGTGCAACATCAAAAGCGTTTTCAGTAAAAACAAATTTACTGCTAAATCACATTAGAATAGAACACAGTAAAACAGTTTCTCTAGCAGAAATTATTAAAGAAAAAATTAAATGAATATAGAAGTTTTAGGACAGGTTAAATATATATCAAAACCAAAAGAAGTTAAAGGAGAAGGAACCCATTCGTTCGTTACTGTTTGGGTAAAAACTTTAGAGGATTCATACCTTGCGATTAATTGTTGGGATGAGCACATCGAAAAGACTAAAGATTTTAAGATTAATGGGATAGTTACATTGAACTGTAGGGTAGAGTCCCATAGAAACAAAAAGAACCAGGATTTATTTTATCATAAACTGTTACTTACATGATCAGATCAACAACAATCATATATGATGTTTTAAGGAAACAAGACCTGTCTCCTGTTGGATACATGTTATGTGATCTTATCTATAAGTATACATCACACGATGGTTATTGTGACGTAACACTATCTGATTTAGCAGATCAATTAAATTCTTCTTCTAGAACAATGAGTCGATATATGTCGGAGTTATCAGATAAAAATTTGATTGAAAACATAGGTACGAAGGCACATCCAAAGTATAGGACAACCCCCCTTTGGTTTACAATCGCTGTGTCAGACAATAAAAATGATGATAGTGTTTCTCTTGAGTACCAGGAAGTTTGTGCTGATGTCATCAATTACATCAACGAAAGGTACGGAAATAAGTACGTTCCTAGAACATATGAAAAAAGATTTAAAAGCATCTTATCCAAAAAGTTTAACGGAGAGCCAATTACAGGATCAACCATGGTTAAAGTATTTATGTGGTGTAAAGACAATTGGAGTCAAAAGTATCAGTCCTCAGTTACTCCTGAGGTAATATTTGGAAAGAAATTTATAGAGAAATACCTAATACAATATACAGAGTGGGAGACAATGAGTAAGGTCACCCCCAATAGAAAGAATATAGCAATAATATGACAGACAATTTATCTAAACTGCAAGCACTTGGCATTGATGTCAAAAGTAACACAGGTACTGAACCTCAGAAAACCACTTGTCCAAAGTGTTCTCACACCAGGAGAAAAAATAAGAATGAAAAATGCCTTAGGGTATGGGTAGAAACAGGCACATACTATTGCCACCATTGTGGAGACAATGGATCAGTTGCTGAGTATGTTACAGAATACGAAATGCCTACAGTAAGAGCAGTACCATTATCAGATAAAGTACTCACTTTTTTCAAGGACAGAGGTATAAATGAAAACACTATTGGTTACTATGGAGTGACTGAAGGTGTAGAATATATGCCTCAGGTAGGGGCTGAGAGGGCTGTAATTCAATTCAATTACATTAGGAAGGGTAGAAGGATCAATATTAAATTTAGAGACTCTGAGAAGAACTTTAAATTAAATAAGGGATCTGAAATGATAATGTATGGTTTAGACGTTATTAAAGATTCTTCATGGTGTATTATAACCGAAGGAGAGTTTGACGCTATGGCCTTTTATGAAGCAGGACTACAACAAGACAGGCTTATGTTTGCATGTTCTGTACCTAACGGAGCATCAACAGGGAATCAAAACTTAACGTATCTTGATAACAGCATCGATGAGTTTGAGAATAAAGAAAAGATATATCTTGCCTTAGATAATGATGCACCAGGAATAAAGTTAAGAGATGAGTTATCTAGGAGAATAGGTAAGGATAGAATATGGTTAGTCAATTTTCCTGACGGATGCAAGGATGCTAATGATGTATTGCTAAAGAGAGGTGCACAAGAATTAGTAAACTGTATTGATAATGCAAAGCCCTTCCCACTTGAAGGTGTGAGTAAAGCATCGGATTCCAGGACTGAAATTCATAACCTATATAATTATGGTATGCCTCAAGGTGATACCATAGGCTATGATAATTTTGATAAATTAATGTCTTGGAGGCCATCAGAGTTTACCTTAGTTACAGGAGTTCCTGGTCATGGTAAGTCAAGTTTTGTAGATCAAGTGGTAATAGAACTAGCAAAAAAGGGATGGAAGTTTGGTGTTTTTTCTGCTGAGAAGCAACCAATTAAAGTACACGTTGCAGAACTTATAGAAAAATATGCAGGAAAGAAGTTTGGTAGAGGCGGTGTTGACAGTCTTCAACCTGAAGAGTTAGATCCTGCAATTGATTTTATTAATAAGCACTTCTTTTTCATAAACCTTAAAGACAATGATCTAACAGTAGAAGGAATTTTAAATAAAGGAAAAGAGTTAGTTAAAAAAATGGGTATCAATTGTTTAATAATAGATAATTGGGCTTTTGTTGAGCATAAGATTGAAAGAGGTATGAATGAGCATCAATACACAGGACTTCAGTTATCTAAGATCAAGATATTTAAAGAAGCATATGATTGTGGAGTTATGCTTGTTGCTCACCCTCAGAAACTAAAAAAGGAAAATGGAAAAGTGGAGGTCGCTTCAGGTTATAGCGTAAGTGGATCTTCACATTTCTTTAATAAAGTTGACAATGGTATTACTGTTTACAGAGATTTTGAAAAAGAATTAGTAGAGGTTCATGTATGGAAAGTAAGATGGAGGTTTACAGGTAAAACAGGTATGCAAGAGTTTAAATACAATTTAGATACAACATGTTATTCAGAATATAATAATGGCGAAATTGAAGCAAAGAGTGGGCAATTCCCTACGTTTAAAGGCCAATAAGCAAAACCTGTATAAGGTTGCTTGGAGCAGAAACAATTGGGGAGGTAAAATTGGTAAAAACAAAAAGTTTGATACAGGAGATAACATACTTAGAGTTGCTATGTTAGACGAAGTAGTGCCAAATCGTGAAGATTATTTTATCAGACCAAATGGAACAGGGCCAGATTATTATCTTTTGTATCAAGGGTTTCATGAATCAGTAGAATATTCAGACATCAAGACTTTTGTAGAGAACAAAATGGTATATGTCTATAACGAATTCAATAAATATGGCAAACACTAATAGAACTAAAGGACACAATTATGAAAGGGAATTAGTCAAGGACTTTAAATCCTTAGGTTTCACAGAATGTGTAACATCTAGATACGGATCTAAAATGTTAGATGACAAAGGTATAGATCTTATGAACACAGGAGATTTTGCTGTCCAGGCAAAATGTTACAAAAGAAATCCACAGTACAAAAAAGTACTTGATGATATGGATGTGAAACCAACAGATATACCAATTGTGTTTCATAAAGCACCTGGAGGAAAACAATATTGTATTTTATACAAAGAAGATATGTTAGAATTAATACAAATGCTTGTACAAAACAAGATTATAAACACACCATAAATGGAAGAGATGCCAGTAAAGTATAAGATTAGAATACCCACAGTTGACAGGTTACTCAAAGAGCATAATGAGGATCATGTAAACATTGTTTCAATAGACAATACAAAGGAGGAAATAAAAAAATTAAGAGAGTTAGATGAAACTCTTGCAACGAAAATAGATGATGTAAATAACATTGTCTGTGAAGTCCTGGAATATCTTCAGGCGAGAGGTTTAGACACCTCTGAATATATATAACACTTTAATTATTTATTATGTCAAATTCAGTAGAATTACAAGGACGCATCAAAGAAATCTCTGATGCACAAACCATTCAAACTCAAAAAGGAGAGATTGAAAAAAGAGTATTAACAGTTGAATTAGGAGGGGACACACAGTACCCTGTTGATTATCCTGTAGAAGCAATCGGTGCTAAAGCAAATTTATTTAGTGCTTACAAGCCTGGTGATGAGGTGAAGGTTTCTATTAACTTAAGAAGTTATAGAGATAGAGACAACAACCTTAGAACAGCAAATGCTAATGCATGGAAAATTACTTATGCAGATGGTAATATTCCAAACAGCAACAACACTCATGCTAAC